ATGCACTGCCTCCTGAAGCAGTTCCTGAGTGGGTGATCACATACCGAACTGTGATCCAACCACCCGTGGTTGGTGGGGTGCCAGCTACCTGTGTGGCGAAGCTTATAAGACGGGGGGTGACCGCATCTCTGGTGAAGGGACCGGTGACTAGTACCTCTCGTCTGTTGTCGGTCTTGTTCCCATGCAGAAGCAGTTTGGCGTTCAGCATATCGGCCTGCTTGCCGTCCACGTCGGTGATGGGCGCGGCAGTGGGTGTAGCGATCCACTTCACTCGGCTGTCATCCGGGACTGTGATGGGTACAATAACCTCGACTTCGACCTTGTGGATTACGTTCCCCTCGGGAATGTTGGTGTCGTCGTAGTTATTCGCTGGTTTTGGACCTGTCAGATGCAGAGCTCTGGCGGTGGAGGTGGTGACTGTGCGCGGTAGTGTGTATGTGACCACTTCCTCGTGCATGGTTGGTGGAATGATCCTGGTCGGCGAGCTGGTTCCAGGCTTGGTTCGGGGCGTTCTGGGGGGAGGGTTGCGCCGGTTGGTGTTAGCTGGTTGCCCACCACCTCGCCTGTGGCCGGTGCTGTTGAGGTGGTTGTTGAGGGCTTGGATACTTGCAAAAGATTTTCCGCAGACTGAGCACTTCATTGTGAGCTGTGTTGTGGTGTTGGACTATAACTAACAGCCTGATGTCAAAAGGGAATCGTTGAGCTCTGCATAGGCGAGGTCTAGAGTTTTTCCTTTCAATTCACTCATCTTGGCAGCACCGTACTTAAGGACCATTTTTGGTGTGAGCCAGGCTGTGGACATCATTGCGCGGACTCGGCCAGGTGAGGTGGAGTACAAGAACTGACCCATTGAAGCATGCGCCTCTCGCTGATCTGGGTTCAAGATGTCATCCACAATGCCTCCTAGTTTGTGGCCGTATGAGTATTCGAGCGCGTAGTTCAGGATGCAGTTATCAAGGGTGTCGTTGACTTTAGCGAGCGCCAACTTCATGGCGAAGTGGATAGGTTCTCGAATTATGCCGAACTGCGTGCAGATGAAGCCACAGAAGATTGGCTGGTTGATGAACTCTGTTTTTGCCACAATCTTGAACAGCTTGTGATTGGTTAACCAGTCGGCGTTGGTCTTTGCGAAGCCCACAATCAGAGAGTCGTCACCTGAGCACATGTATGGG